CTAAATCACAAGTTTGTTCCACTCCAGACCACGATCATCTCCATACATTGTGCTCATCGCTTCAGTTTTATGCCCAAGCAAAGTTTTGACATCAATACCCTGTGCTTTATAGGTTCTAGATGAAAGTGAACGCTGCTCATGAAATGGGGGCAGGGCAATACAATCCTTTGGCCAGTCAATATTTGCTTTATCTCTCGCTTCTTTGAAATACTTAGATATTGTTTTTTCAGGAACGTGAGAACCAGCTTTACCGTAAGCATGATGTTTCACGTGGTGTATCAGATACGGGCTCACAACTCTGTCTCGACACTTACTTATTACTTCTGCAAGCGTCATGCCAATAGCATCACACCGTAAATTTAAAGGAATAGCTAACTTCATTCCTGTTTTACTTTGGGTTATATGAAGATGATTATCCCATATATCGCTAAACTTCATCGCCACTATGTCGCCAATACGTTGACCCGTCACCAAAGCCAATAGCATGGAATTCTGAGCGCATGGTGGCAATGTTCCCGCGCTTTCATAGATTAGCTTCCATTGTTCGATACTGAGCCTGCTTCGCTTTACCTTTGCTATCGGATTTTTAACTGCTAAAGCAGGATTGTAGCCGGGTTCAACCTCACCAGCATGTTGAGCCTCTTTAAATACGTCGTTAAGCACGCTCCTAATCAGCTGACCCATTCGATGTTTACCTTCAGACTTATATTCATCAATAATTTTTGCGATTAACTTCGTGTCAACATCTTTTAGGCGAACGTTAGGAGCTCTGTCAGCCAGAACTTGAGCACATAACCTCCTAGATTTTACGGTCGGTTTTTTTATTTCTCCGTCACGCATCCTTTCCATCTGAATATCTACGTACCTTTTTATCCAGTCTGCAACTCGAATTCCTTTCTCTTTCTTATCTGTCTTCTTAATGGCCATATCGATAAGAGCGAAGGATTGACGTGTTTCCTGCTCAGATGTTATCCGATTTAACTCCGTAGCAGCAGCTTTGGCTGCCTCTTCATCTGTTCCAAAACCAACAAATGTTCCAGTAACAGGGTGGCGATATTGCCAGTATATTTTTGATGTACGTTTATCCAACTTGCAATACAGGTTAGGTATTTTAACGTTATGCTTTCTGGGGCGAGCTGCCATTTATTGCTTTCTCCACTAACTGGCGAGCCTTGTCTGATAATGATGATGAAATATCAACATTGCTTACCATGCCAATAAAACGAGCGTCCTCATCTATAACCCAGCGGCGACCTTGCTTTAAAGCTGGTGGGAAAGTTTGCTTGGTCTTGGCTATTTTGTTTAGTGCTGAGTTGCTTAATGGATATTTGAACCCATTAGGACCCGAAGCCCACTCATGTAGTGTTACTAACTGCCCCATACGTTGCTCTCCACTTAACCGGCTGCACCCGGCTATCTCTTATAGAAAATGCAAGATGAGCAACCACCACGGAGCCCATCATTGCAGGTACGACATCTTTTTGTTTCGGTGTAATAGATCTGGTGGACCATCTCCTTCGGCATGAGAACCGGCATCGGCACGCGGATAACCAGCTTTTTGAGCCTGTCGACTTCTCCGGCCAGATCCAGCATGCGGGAGTGGCAATACTCTGCCTCCTCGCGCCACCAGGCAACGTCCGCTTTAAGGCGGCGCAGGCGCCGCTGTTGGAGTTTGCTCACCATGGCAGCCACCCCATTTGCTGAAGTGCGCCGATGACCAGCAGCACGAACATCACTGCGTCGAATGGGTTAGGCATTATGCGATACCACTGTTGGCGAGCTAAGTGGGCAGGCGACACCGATCGGATGCTTACCATTGCAGATAAAGCACCGCATCTCGCTAAGCACCTGAGGAGAGGTAGTGATCGTCTTCGGAGGATTATCCTCGCTCAATGCATCACGGAACGCGACCGCAACAACCTTCCCGCCTAAAGCTTCCATATGGGCATGCACTGGCGGCTCCTTGCCGTCTTCGAACTCAATGACGAAAGTTAGCTTACCCATCACTTAGCCTCCTGCTGCGGTGCTGCTGGCAGTGGCATCCAGTGGAATACATTGCACGATATGACGTTATCAATTGGCTCATAGCTTGTGCTCCAGGAAATATCTTGCAGCCATACCTGACCGTTGTAGGTTGCATGTATCGGCTCGTCATTTATTGGGAAGCACAGAACTTTAATGCCAATTTCCGGCAGCCGCTCACTGCAAGCCACCCACCCATCCGGAATCACCGGAGAGTTGAGTTGCTCGGAATTACCGAACGACTGAAGCTGGGCGGCGCGGCGATTCCATACCTCACGCAGCTTTTCTTTTGCGTCTACGTCTGTGTGATATGCGGTGTCGGTCGATATTCCACAAACGTTGCAAGATATCCAGTTGAGGTTATCGTCGTCATAATCAAACTCAGACTTTCCTCCACAGCATGGGCATGGGAGAAGGCCATTTTCATCAGGCACAGCCACCGGCTCTGGCGGTGCTGCATAAAGCGCCTGACAACTCCATCCTGACCAATGTGCTCCTTCCGCTCGATCGTCATCTTCTGGGCGAACAAGCGTAACCTCGCTGGGGTGTTTTCTGTGTGACCACAGCCAGGCCACCGGCTTATTGATAGGCTCCGGCTCTGGTGAAGCGGTGCGCATATCGTCACGCAAAGCCAGCGCCGCTGCATCATCACGAACCTTACGCAGTTCCAGAACGGCAACCTGCACAGCATAAGCGAACATAGCAGTAGGGCGGTCACCTTGTTTTTCACTGTCGCGCTGCATGTTGACTGCAACAGTCATTAGTTCATCCAGTTGTTCGCCGGTCATTGGTTTATTGGCTGTCATGATTATTTTCCTGCTGCAGTTTGTGTTGCTTAACGAAGTGGGCGACGGCCTTTGACTGGCTGGTGACGACCCCATTCAGAATGACATTCTTTCCGCGATAGATTTGCGCGGTGCCGATCTCAATCCCTTCCAGTTTCACGTAAAGCGTTTTGCCTACCACCTCTGTTTCAGGCACTGGCTGTGAAAGGCGGTATGTTTCACGCGCTTCTGCAATCGCTTTGTGTTCATCCATAATGGCCAGCGCTTCAGCAAGGGCAGCGCCTTCTAAAGTGAAAACACCTTCATCACTGATCGTGGCCTGGGCCATCAGCTCAACGAAACGGCGTGCGTTCTTTACGCTGAGTTCCGGAGCGATAGAACTGCGGGTAACTTTCGTTTTGCCCTGGGCAGCCGCTACAGCCTTATCATGCTGTAGAACTTTTCCGGCCTGTTCGCCATACTCCATAACGCGATCAACAGCGACATCGACTGACACAGCACCGGATTTAACTTCCTGCTGAACGTCATGGTTAGCCGTGCTAAGGAGAAGCAACTTCTCTACGGTGGCCACTGACTTGTTAACCAGTTTCGCTATTTCGCTGGTGGTCTGGTTGAAGGCGTTATGCAGCTCCTGGATGACTGCAGCCTGTTCCATATCGGAGAGCGGCAACTGGTTGTTACTTGTCATGATGCGAGCCAGGCGCTGCACATCATTACCGTTGAACGGCATGATGTGAATGCGGTCTACTGGCTTGCCAGCTTCAGCACAGCGCGCATAGCAGCGACGACGACGGTGACCTTCAACAACCCACACTCCACCTTCATCACGTGCGATAACTTCCAGCGGTGGAACTGATCCTCCGTTCATCAGGTAGTTGAACAGGTCATCATCAGCCTGGCGGGTGCGTTCATCATCTTCACGCTTGTTGAAACCTTCACGAACGTGGATATCGGAAAGAGCGATAAACATCCCGGTATCGGTGCGCTTAATTACACCGGCCTTGGTCATTTGCTTGAATGAGTTAGCCATTAGAGAACAACCTCGTTATTCAGGGAAATGACGACACGATGCAGCTCACGGAGTTCTCGCTGAGCTTCCAGCAGATGCATGTTGGTAGGCGTTTTGGTGTGGCGCTCTTCGATGCGGTCACACTCTTTGGCCCAACTGGCAACATCCTCACGTAGGGTGGCGTTCTGCTCAGCCAGTTCTTTACGCTGCGCCAACGCTTCACAGAGCGCGACGCTGGTAACATCAAGGCGTGTAGCCAGTTCGTTAACCATCCAACCATAAGCGGCAGGAAGGAGAGGGGCGGCCTTGCGAGCTGCGTCAATAAGCTGCTCTCTGGTCATGCGTGGTTGTAACTCGGTGACGTTCTGTGTGTTCGTCATGGTTAGTTTCTCCGTGTTATAAGCGCTCTGCACAGCGCTGAATTTTGGTTGCACGAATCCCGGCACTTAAATGCTGCCAAATTCGTATTTATTCATTAGGTATTAAAAATATTCGCGATTATCAGAACGAACGCGTTCGAGAATAATTTTTGCTTCATCCAAGGTTGGTGCAAGCAAGGCTTTCTCTATCGCTCTGGCAAAACTAATCGCATCGCATTCGTAGCTGTCTGCCCGTGATTCCCAATCAGATGCCTCTTCTTCAGCAGAAGAAATACGGTCATCGTATTCATATTCCAGCTCGTGGCGAACCTCAGCGCGAAGACTTTCACGAATAATGTCTGACGCTTCTTCAAATGGAAGAATGACCAGTAAATTTTCGGGCTGATAAGTACCATACTTAACCGCCAAATCATTTGCAGACATGCTACCTCCAGAAAAAGCGCCCGCCGCTGAGCGGGCAAATAACATTTTTCCAATCCAACCAGAACAGGCTCATCGTCTCCTGTTGGTTGAGATGGCGTTATTACCATCACCAAGCACCCTGAGGATGCTTGAGGCTGGCAGCCACAATCGACACTGCAATGTCGACACGTTACTTCTCCACAATTGAGAGCGCGTTCTCCTGAGTTGATTTAACGACTACGGCCTCTCAAGTTGAATGCTGAACGCGCTTTCAGTTGTGTAAAAGGAGCGGTCGACATTAAGAACATACAAAACTGCCGACCGCCAAGACTACACACAGCAATGAAACTTATGCCTGTCTTTTCACCACATCAGGCTCGGTGGTATTCTTGGAGTTCTCACACAGCCAAGAAGATAAACCTATGAATAACGATATTATTGAGTTAAGACTCACTGCTATTAAGACCATTTCAGCTGCAATATGTGCTAACGAGGGTCCACTATCAGATGACCTTCATAACCAAATACAATTATTGCGCGATCAACTTTCAAGCCCAGAAAACACTGTTAAACAGGAAGCCATCACCTACCAGACCATTAAGCTTCTGGATTCGCTAAATTGCGACCCGTGGGATCCGTTTTAAAAAACTTCTCGTTGAAGGCCGCCATTTTTGATTGGGATCGAGCCCTTCGTTCGGCATGAAGGGTATGTTGCATGTCCGAAAGAGCGCTAAAAACGGCAGCATTAAATGCAAGGAACTGTGATTCATCACTGCACTCGGCAGTAGTTTTTCCGTCAACTTTCAACTCTATCTTCATGCCTGCCACCACAATGTTCGCTGCTGATGAATACATAATTAACCAATAGATAATATTTGTAAATAACCATTGGTTAATTATTTGGGTTGAAACACAGTAATAATCTGATTTTTAATGTTATTTATTTTTCTCAGATAGTGGTGCTATGATTAAAAAAACATCAAAAAGGTGAGCGATAATGGATTTGGACGATGAAAGGGTGAGCATGATTGTTCATGCTATGGGCAGGGCGGTTATGGATTTATCGCTATCAGATCAACCAGTGACGCAGGAAGCTATCATCGAGAAGTTGGAACACTATCGCAGAGAGACAGGCAATGTGATAGGCAAGGGAGTTAACAGGGATGCTGCGGAGATAGTGAGGGAAGGCAGCCTGGCTGTAAAGTAGGCACAAAAAACCCGGCTCAATGGCCGGGAATTCATTTAGTTCGCGTTCTCGCAACCTGGCTGCCCACGGTCGATAACTTCGGTTCCCTCTACAATAAACCCGAATTTACCGAACAGGAAAGAGTGGTTGAATTGAGTAACAACAACGTCAGAAAGAGCAACAGAGCATCTGTTCTTCTCAATAGCACGATCAATGGCCGTTTTCACATTCGGAATCCCGAGCGGGAAAATCACAACTGGAGCAGAGTCTTCTGCTTTAACGCGCGCACCTTTAACGAAATTGTTTGAGTTGAGATTGTAATTTTTTGTGCTCGCTACAGTCAGATCCGCAACGCGAGAGCTGCACCCAGCCAACATCATTACCCCAAGAGCTAAAGCCAAAGCCTTTTTCAT